GCTTGGGGTTCACGACCATGGGGGTCATGCTCGACTTGCCCTTGAGCGGCACGATGCCGAACGCATCGCGGCCGAAGTAGAGGATCGGGTACACGTCGGCATCCGTCCCCGAGGTCGAACGCAGCGAACCCTTGGCGCCGCCGGCATCCGGGAAGGGTGCCATGACGGTCGACGTCAGGTAGCGCACCTGCTCGCACGAGCCGATCTCGCCCTCGAACGGCGTGGTGTGCGGGCCGTAGTCGGCGACCACCTTGAAGCCGGTCATCGAGCGCAGGTCGGTCTCCAGGTCCGGATGGCACACAGCCATGTAGGACGCCTCGACCGACTTGGTGTTGAAGTCCGCCGTGGATGCGATGACCGAGCTGATCTTCCGGGCGTTCTGCCGGTTGAGGCCGGTCGTGACCCGCCGCTGATCGGCCAGGGTGATGGCGGTGATGACGCCGCTCCGGCCCGACACGAGGTTGGCGTACCAGACGTTGGTGCCGGCCTTCAGGATGTTGTAGCGCAGCGTCTCGACGGTGACGGCCGCCTGCTCGCCGAGGATGTCCGTCGCCTGCTGCAGCACCGGATCGGTATGGGTGTCCTCGATCACATCGGTGATGGTGACGAAGTCGCCATACTGCGCCAGCGTGACGGTGTAGTCCTGGTTGGCCAGGATCGAGCCGGACGGGGTCACGCCCTCGATCAGCGGCGTCGTCGCGAGCGGCATGAAGAACGCGCTGCCCGCGCCGTTGACACCAGCGCCATCATCAGGACCCGCCGAGCCGTGCGCGCCGGCCAGGAAGTAACGCCGAAACTTCGCCGTCTGCGTGGAGTTGGTCGGCAGGGGATAGACCTGGCCAAACTTCTCCAGATGCAGGTACGGCATTGCCCGCTTGAGCATGCGGACCACGGAATAGGCGGCGACAGCCGGAGAGATGTCGCCGTAGCTGGTAACAGCGGCCATAAGATAACACTCCTGGGTTGGTCAGAGGAGCATCATCTCGACTTGGTCCAACCCTTCACCGCTTGTTTGGTGATGGAAGGCAGCTCAAGATATGCAATGCTCGCTAGTTCTACAGCTCCTTCGCTGCCAATGCAAACGCTTCATCGTAGTCCGTCGGCGCCGTGACCACAGCTCCGGAGCGCTTCGAGCCCACAGGCGCCAGCGCAGCCACCGCCTTCTTGGCCGCAGCAGACAACTCTGGCTGCGGAGCCGACTTCGGCGCAGGAGCCGCAGGACGCGCCGCAGAGGCCGTCGGAGGCGCCCCCGTCGCCTGGGCCACGGTGACCGGCGTGCCATCGGCGTTGACCACCGGCAGCGGGTTCTCCATCTTGTAGCGCTTGATCAGGTCGGCCACCTCATCGACGGTGCCGTGCTTGATGACATGCTCGTAGGCGACCTTCAGGTAGGCCGGCTGCTTACCAGCCCATTCGACAACCTGCTCACGTGTCGCTGCGTAGTCAGGAACCGCCGCCTGGAGATCACCGAGATGCGTTCTCCCCGCGATGGTCTGCAGCATCTGCATCATCGGCTGCAGCTCACGGGCCACCTCGGCAAAGACGTAGCCGACAACAGCCGCGTATTCCTGCTTGCGGATGAGGCTTTCTGCCCGAGCGATATCCGGATAATCGTTGACATATGCCCCAATGAGCGTCGCCTCTTCTTCGCTCAGCGCCGGAGCTGCAGGAACTGCCGGCTCAGGCTGTTGAGTTTCTTGGGCCGGAGGTTCTTTTCCCAGCATCGCTCCGAGACGGCGCAGGATATCCTCATCCTTGACCTCTGGAGCCGCCGGAGTTGTCTTCTTGGCTGCTTCGGCAGCTGCCGCAGCTGCTGCGTCAGCGGCAGCTTTCTCTTCCGCCGTCGGTGGAAGATCGGTACCACCAGCATCAGCTGCTGCTGCAGGCTCTGCCGGCTTGGCCTCGGTCGCAACAGGGGCAGGCTTCTCAGCAGCAACCACCGCCGCTTTGTCCTCCTCTGTGATCTGCTGGAACGCAGCTGCGAAGTTATCATCATTGTCTTTCTGCGTCGGCTCTGCCGGAACAACTACAGTCTCACCCGCCATTTTACTTCTCCGCCTTGGGTAACTCCGGCTTCGGCCGGGTAATGTCCATGATCAGATCATTGCAAGCCTGGGCCGCTCCCTGGAGGCACTGAAGTTCCGCCGCCGGGCAGTCCACCAGCCGATCCTTGGTCTGCTGGAGACGGGACTGGAGCCATACCAAGACCAGTCGAACCTCCGGGCTGTCCCTGTTGTTGTGCAGGTCCCGTATTACTCGGTCCAGCGTTGCTCGGTCCACCGTTGCCTGTCCCACCGCCATTTACTTTGCCTCCACTCGGGGGAGCCCCCCCACCTGTCGCCTCGGTAACACCTTTCTCCAGCAGAAGCAAAGCAGTCCCGACGCTGGTCGCATCCGAGGCCGCCGAGTTCTTCTGCCCTTGAGCGATGTTCTTGAACGCCTCAGCCAGAGTGGCCCGCAGCTCTGCCTCCACCATCTTCTGTTGCTGGGCCTGAGCTTGTGCCGCAGCCTGATCCTGCTGAGCCTTGCGCCGCGTTGCCTCCTCATCCGAGACCAGAAGGTCGCCCATATCCCGGACGTCAAATTGCGCCTTGGTCAGCTTGCGCAAATCGACGTCAATCATCTGCTCGGGCTTGAGCGAAAGCACCATCTGATCGATCTGCATCCCCCGCACTTCCTTGGCGATGAGGGACGTTGCTCCACGCGCAATGACGTTGTAGTCACCTTCTTTGGCCTTGCTGCTATTGAACTTGCGGTTGAACTGGACAAGGCTCTCCAGGACGGACATCGTGAACGTGTCAAAGTTGCGCACGATGTCCTTGAAGGGCAGCGCCGCATCGCCACGAAGCATGGACGCTCCAGCGGCCGTCCGCATCGGCTCCGACGGGGACTGCGTCATATCCCCGCCGGTCGCCGGCCCGACGAACGTCTCCGTATCGGCGAACTTCAGGAACAGGTCGACCACCTTGAGCAGCTCGTCGAGATGGCTGTCGATGGTGATGTTCCTGACCGCCGGGCTGGACGCAGTCGCGTCGGTCCCCTCACGGTACCAAATCTTGTAGCCTGACGTGCTGACCAGGTCTTGATCGGGGCGCAGCAGCTCCGTGTTGATCTCCAGCTGCGGGCCACAGACCACACTGGCGTTGTCGAGCAGCATGCGGGTCGCCGCCGAGATCGCCATCTGGCTGTCCCGGATAGAGTTGGGCAGCCCGAAGCCGACGGGGCTCGTGTCGTCCTCGTCAAAAAGAAAGGTGTGGATAGTTTTCACCTTGACCCCGAGCACCGCCCACGGGTTGAGCGTCGCCTTGATGACGTTGCCCTCGATCATCCAAATCTCAGCATCTAGCTCGTCGGCAAGCTTATCATCATCGACCTCGCACCCGGCAAGTCGTAGAAGCTCCCCAGAGACCATGCCATGCCAAGTAATCACCTCGTACTTCGACGTCTCGGTCTTGACCTCGTTGACGTTGACCTTGACCCCCATGGCTCGCAATTCAGTCTCATACTCCAGCGGACGATAGTTCCCCATCGGATGATCGTTAAGGTACTTCTTGATCAAGTCGCCGAAGAAGTCCTCGCGGTTGGCCAACTCACGCACCTGCGACCGGCTCATCACCACGCGTGTGAAATAGCCGTCCATCGCGTCCAATGTCTTGGCACTCATGTCTGGGTAGAAGTCCCAAATCTTGAGAAACTCAAACATCGGCTTGTGCATCGTCTTGCTGACGACGGACGGAACACCTTGAGCATTCACCTTCCACTCGCTCGTCTTGCACGGCCTGGCATAGGGACCGCGCAGGAGACCGAGCCCGTAGAGTATCCCCGACTTGAGTACCTTGCGGTTGAGGCCGATGTAGTCGGCAGTCTGGTCGCCGCCCAGCTCCTGCAGCTGATCGTCGATCAGAGTAGACAGGTCCTCGGCCCGCTGATCCGCCAAGCTCTGGATAGCCCCCATGACGTAAGCCAGGTCCATCTCTATCGGAACGTTGGCCGCCTGGTCCTCTTTTTGCTGCTTCGCGATGGCTTCCTTGACATCTTCCACAGTCATGTCCGGGCTCGGACTGGCTCTGATCTCCCAG